TTCTCGTTGAGCTTCTGCTGGGCTTGCAGCAGAACCAGCGAGGTGGCCGGCGTGGTGCCGGGGGTGCCCACCGAGTTGCCAATCGTCTTGAAGGCGTTGGCCACGTCGGCGTCGATGCTGGCAGCGAGTTGGCTGATACGAGGCTTCAGCACGCGATCCGCGAAGTCGTCCAACTGCATCGTCAGTTCGGCGGACGTGAAGTTCACGCCGATGTGCTTCTGCGAGGCGACCGAGAGGGTCGTGAACTGCTCGTTGTCGTCCTGCACTTGCAGGGCGGCACCGTCAGTCACCAGAGCGCGGTCCGGCAGGCGGATACGCAGGGTGGAGCCGATCTTCGCGCCTTCGACGGCGAACGAGTCGTCGTACTGGCGGTTGACGTTGCGGGTAAGAACCAGATTGTTCTCAAGGATCTCCAGGGCCTTCCTGGTGATCATGTCAATGGTAAGCAGTGAATTGCTCACGGTGTATTCCTTTCAAGTCTTAGCGGGACATCTGAGCCTGCATCTTACGCAACTGTCGGGCGCGTTCCGCTTCAATCCACTCTGACGTACTCATGCTCTTGATCGAGCGCGGGTCTGTCGTGTCGTAAGACGAGTTGGCAGTGCTGCGGGCGGTGACAGGTGTGATCGGTGCTGGCGCGGATGAGGTTCGTTTGGCGGGAGGGCTGTCGCCTAGTCTGGCTTCAATCTTCCCAATTTCCTTTGCCTGCAAGAACGGCGACAGACGAGAAATACGAGCGGCTTCTTTCGGATTGGCACCGAGGTAGTAGGCTACATCGGGTCCAACGTCAGACGCCTGAATCGTCTCGGCCATGACATCCGTGATGGGCAGATTCGGGTTGTATGCGACTTGTTCAAAGTCGTCGTACTTGTCCCGAGCCTGTTCTTCGCGGTCGGCATAGGCGTTGCGAAGTTCAGCTTGCTGCTTCTGGCGCTCTCGCTGGTTCAGCAGTTCTTCGGCCTTACGGAGGGCCAACGCTTCTGCGTAGGCTTCCGGGGACTCAAACTGATCGACCGGCGGTAGTTCCTTCGGCACCGGCTTTGCTTGCGTTTCCGCCAGCTTGGCCTGCTGCTCTCTTTCCCACTTGCGCTGCTCTCTTGCGAGGCGCTTGCTGATCATCGCGTCGATTTCAGCCTGGGTGAATTTCTTCTCCTCAGTCTGTTCGGCTTGGTTCTCAGCGATTTCCGGCGCTTGAACTTCGGTATCAGGCGCAGCCGTTGCCACCTGTGCCGGCGCGGAGTCTGCTTCCGCTAGGACTTGGACTTCTTCAGTCATGGATGCTCGTTGTGAGCCCTGGTCAACCCGGCCAGTAAGGTTTTGTTGACTATAGCACTTGGGCTATAGATATTTCAAGCATACAGGCGCCGCGACTATCGCGCCCCCAGCCACCGTGGCAACAGCGTCCATGAGGTCGGGGGTGTGCTTGTCGCGGTTGAGGTGGTCGTAGACCTCTTTGCCCACAGCGGCCAGCACCACGGCGCCTGCTGCGATGTGCAGGGCGGGCAGGCCAGCGAGGGTGAAGAGGACGTAGGCGGCGCTGAAGATGGCACCGCCGACGACGATGTGGAGGGCTTTGTCGTGGGGCAGCATGATTAGCGGATGATGTGAAGCGCGGGGCGGGGTGTCATTGCTTTAGAAACTCCGGCTTACTTCAAACCACCGGGCACTCAGCGTTGAGTCATATTCAAACGTCATGAACTGACCGACTGCTGGCGTGACATTAACACCGCCCTTTAACGTCAGATTGTCTGTTCCGGTCCCATGCACCACCGTTGTGTTGCTGTTATCGAAGCGCAAGCTCACAATCATTTTGCTGCGACCAACAGGCGGCACCATCGTACTCATGTTAGTGGCGCTGCCGTTTTCAACCTTTCCTGCGCCAGTAACTGGGGCATTAGGGCCAGTGCCAGTAACTGATAAGCGATTAGGAGATTGCGCAGTTCCGATTTCAAAACCTGCGGCGGTTGAAACTGCAAAAATGTTTAGCCCGCGTGTTACATCTCGCGCCGTAATTGTTCCAGTGGAGTCGTCAATTTCCAAATGCCACGATTTCGACCCAGCAGACTGAGTGTGCCTTGCAGTTCCGCTAGTTGGAGCGTATTGCCCAGACTTTCCATCTTCAAACCAATCAAACCGAGTCGAATCCAGAGCTAGTGCGGCTTGTACATAGCTCCAAGTTACACCGCCATCGCTGATGGAAGCGCCCGTGCCGGTCGGCGCGGTAGCTCCGGAAGTGCCGCCAGCCGCGGTGGTGTAAATCTTCCCGCTGTCGCTGACGCAGTATGAATTTGCTGCGTAAACTGTTGACGCTGCCCAGAGCTGCGGATTTTTAATGGCTACGCTGTAGGGCGTTTGAAGACGCATGGATGTGCGCCATTGGGCGGCACTTGGGTCTTTTGCAAACTGATAAATCCAACCGAGCAAAGGATCGCCAGCGTAATCCTTTCCAACTCCTTGCAAAATTGTTGCGTACCGAGATGCTGCGGCAACGCTGACATCTGTCCCCATGTTCAGCAACATGAGTGCAGGATGATGCGGGCTTGCAATTATTTCTTGAGTGTCGTCTGCAACATCATCGCCAGAGTAGGTGATCAGAAATTTATTCTTGTAGCTTGGCGGCTGGCCCCAATTGATGCTGGACTCATCCTGCAATATCACGCCAAGCGGCACCGCCGCATATACAGTCGCAACATCAAATTTTGTGCCATATGGAATGTTGATCAGTCCCCTGTATGACGAAGACGACAACACCCCCATCAGCGTCACTAATGCAGACGTTTGGCTTGTGACTCCATCAACAACGATTCCGTAATCCCGTACATCCACCACATCCCGCATCTTGCTCTGCGCCGTGCGCGTGACTGCGCCGGTGCCGGCTTGGAGGAAGCCGACAAGCGAAGAGCCGGATGACGCAGCGAACTCGTCCAGCACCGCGTCAGACACGGCGTCAGCAGACGCCTGCTTAGTGACGCCGCCTTGGACGATGGCGAGCAGTTCAGTGCCAGCCAGCGGGGTGGTCGCGGCTGGGAGTTCAGAAATCTTCACGCCGGGCATGAGTCACCTCAAACGCTGAGAGCAGCAACCTTGTCTTGAAACGCCTTGATGCGGGCGTTGAGCGCGAGTTCTGCGGCGTCCATCCGCGCGGCCTGTTCGGTTTGAACAACAGCGGTCTGGTTGATCGCGGTTTCGCGCAGCGCCAGCGTCTGCTCGTTGGCGTCCAGTTCGGACTGTTTGGCCTGCACCCGAACGGCAAAGTCTGCCTCTTTGGCAGCCAGCGCCTTTTCCCGAGCCGTCAGATCCTTGGCCTTGGCCGCAGACTCGGCGTTGGCCGCCTTGGCGTCGTCCAGCAGTTCCTTGGCCTGCGCCTTGGCGGCGGCCAGTTCACCAGCCGCGGCTTCGCGGTCAGCAGCAGCATCCTTGACCGCCGACAGCGCGCCTTGGCGCTTGGCCAACTCATCACGCGCTTCGATCAACCGCTTGAACTCACCAGGAAATTCCTTGGTGATGTACTCGATCAGCTTGGCCGAATCAACAACGCCCGATTGGTCGAAGACGTACATGACGGCTCCTTATGCGTAGTACGAGATGTTGAGCTTGGCGCTGGCCGTCTGCTCAATGAACTGAATCTTGGTCAGGTCACCGTCGTACTGCAACGTGGCGCCCGCAGCCAGCGGCATGCCGACAGACGCGGTAGGCGCGGTGTCGTCATCGCGCCAGCGGACGGCTTGCGTCTCAGCGGTGATGATGGCCAGGGTGGGCTTGCATGCCAGGCCGTTCAGGTCAGTTTGCGGGACCGTCAAACCGGCGGCGGAACTCAGTGAGGTGATCTGCTGATACCCCAGCCGAGTCGTGATTGCTTTGAGCGTAAGTGCCATGTCAATCGCTTTCTGTAAACGACCGTAGCCTGATTATTCGCTGGCCGGCACCTACGGTCAAGGTGCCAACATAGATGCCACCCGGCCCGTATTGTACGCCTGCGAGGACGACAGACGGGTCTGGGTAGAGTGAGATGTGGTCGGCTTGGCCGACGATGGCCGACCCGGGGCCTACCAGCACGCCCGTGGTGTCATGCGTGAGCGCCGCGCCGGTGCGGTTGGCGCTGCCGACAATGATAGCGCCTGGGCCGTTGAGAACGCCGCTGGTGTCAAACGCTCGAAAGCGAGCCGCAGCGCCGGTGACCGTTGCGCCTTGGCCAGCCAAGACGCCGGTGGTGTCAAAAGTACGGAAGCGGCTGGCGCTGCCCGACAGCGTTGAGCCTTGGCCGGTCAAAACGCCGGTCGTGTCAAACGCCCTGAACCGGCTGGCGTTGCCGGATAGCGTCGTGTTCTGACCAACCAAGACGCCGGTGGTGTCGTGGGTGACAGCACCTGTCGCACGGTTCGCGTCGCCGGTAATGACCGACCCGGGGCCAATTAGGACGCCCGTCGTGTCGAACGCTCGGAAACGGGCCGCCGAGCCCGTGACCGTTGAGCCGGGGCCGGTCAGGGCACCGCTGGTGTCGTGGGTAACCGCCCCGGCTTCGATTTCCAGCCAGGAGACTTCGACGGTGGGCGCCGCCCGTGCGGCCGACCCCGTGACCGACGCGCCTGGCCCGGTCAGCGCCCCCGAAGTGTCATGGGTAACCGCCGCCGACTGCGACTGCAGCAGTATCAGCAGCATGGTCTACCTTTCAGTCAGGCCGGGTCCACTTGATCCGCCACGGGTGCGCCGGATCGTAGTTGTCGTTCAAGACCGTCAGTTCGTTCTGCGGCTCAGGCCGCGCCGCCTTGGCGTCAAGGGCTTCCTGCTCGGTGGCGTAGGCGCCGACGTAAATCTCATCCATAGATGCCGCCTCCGTAGACTTCGTTGGCACCGACTTCCATCACCTCGTCGGTGCGGATGTTTTCGTTGAACCGCACCCAGGTGTCGCCCGCCGCAGCCGAGGCAGGCCCGTTGTGGCTGTTGGTCACCGTGCCGGCGCCCATCGTGCCAACGTTGCGCACCTTCAGCGTCACCTTGATGCGCTCGCCCACCGCCATCGCGGTGCTGGTGGGCGTGTAGGTTGCCGCGCCGTTGGCGGCGTCGGCGGTGGTGTACTCGGTGATGGTGGCCGGCACCGTTGAGTCCGCGACGATGGTGGACTGCACCGTGCCCGCGTTGTTGGTGCGCTCGATCAGGATGCCCCGGCCCGCGTTGACCGCGTTGGCGCTCTCCAAGCCTCGGATGTTGACCGTGACCGTGCCGCTGATGGTGATGGCCTCGGTGATGGGCTCGCTGAACCACGACAGCGCCTGGCCGCCGGCGCTGGCGGTGCAGGTGATGTTGGTGCCGCTGGCGACAGTCGTGGTGATGAAGGTCGCGCTGGCGCGGCCCCGTCGTTGGCTCAAACGGCGCTGACCGGCGCCGCCCAGGCCCGATGCGTCCGAGCGCAGGAAGAAGTCGGCCGGCATGTCAGATCTCGTAGCCCCAGACCGTGATCGTGATGCTCTGGGCGTTGGTCGTCGTCACCCGCAGCACGAAATTGGCCGTGCCACGGATCGGCGTCGGGAACGACATGATCACGCCGGGTTTGTTGGTGGCGCTCGGCGCGAACTCGCCGTCGAAGATGGCCGCGTCGGTGCCGCGGGTGTAGGTCGTGTCGGCGCTGCCGCCGAACCAGATGATGGCCGTGCCCGCCGTCGTGCCGTAGGACTGAATCTGCAAGCTGGTGACCACCACCGACAGGCCCGATGACGGCGTCCACAGCGCGGTGCCGGTCTGGGCCGAGGTGTACTGACCCGCCTTGAAGACGGTGGCGTGGCTGCGCTTGCGGTCCCAGCTGGTGCCGTTGAACTCGTAGGCACGGGCCTGGACGTGCAACTGGTTGATGGCGTTCGACTCGGCGTCGGTGCCGCTTGTGTCCACGCTGACGGGGCTAGTGCCGTCGCCGATCTGCACTTGGCCTTGCACGCGGCTGACATCGACCAGCATCCCGTTGCTGATGCTGCCTCTGGCGCGGTCCCATGTGGACCCGTTGTAGACGTAGGTGCGGCCCTCGACGTGCAGGGCATTGCCGCTGTTGGGCTCGGCGTCAGCGGGGTCAATGTCAATCGTGACCAGATTGGTGCCGTCACCGATGGGCAGGTTGGCGTTGCTGAGTTCGACCAGCATGCCGTTGGTGGCGTCAGCGGGAATGAACGTCCTGCTGCCATCAGTGCTGATGGCCAGCTTGACGACTTGGCAGTGCTCGCCGGTGCCCGTCACCTCGTCGGTGGCGACCGTTGACCCTGAGCCCTGCGTATATCCCAAGTTGTCTGCCATCAAGGCCTCACTTCAAGTTGAACCCGCGCCGCCGTGCCGCTGGTCGTGACGCTCAAGGTGTATTGCGCAAAGCTCGCGGTCAGCGCCTGCCAGGACGAGGTGCCCACCGTGGCACCACCAGAGTCCAGCAGCAGCGCCCGGATGTCGCCCGTCGAGCCGGTGCGCTTGGCTCTCAGCCGCACGTTGTAGGTGCCGCTGGCTTGTGTGGGCGTGATGCCGAACACCGCCGGGCCGGGAGTGGCGTTGAGCGCGGGGGAGATGATGAAGTCGGTGTCGCTGGGGCTGACTTCGTCAATGTTGTTGAACAGGGTGACGTTGTCCGGGTCGCCGGTCCAGCCGGTGGTGGTGATGTCGCTGCTGGGGCGGGAGATCGTGCTGGGACTTGCCAGCAGTTGCGCGCCACCCAGCAGGAGCGGGGCAAACCACATTTAGGCCACCTGTCGGATGCTGAACGGAATGGCGCGGTCGGTGCCTTGGTTCTTCTTCAGCGTCATCGTCCAGCCATGCAGCAACAGCAGCGAGGCGGTGACGTAGATCGGCTCGGTGGTCTGTGCGCCGCTGAAGATGACCTCTTGCACCACGCGCTGGGTGCTGCTGCTCTGCGTCTTCTCGTAGATGCGCAGCCGGTACTCCTCGGTGCTGGTCAGCGCATTGAGGTCGATGAACAACTGGTAGATGCCGTCAGTTGTCTGAGCGGACAGCGTGGTGGACGCGCTGGGCAGGTCGTACTCCGTGGTGCCGACCGTGGGGTTGCCGTTGAAGGCTTCAGAGATAGCCATCAGTCGGCACTCCAGTAGGTAATCTGGACGTAGCCGTTGCCGCCATCGCCGCCCTTGCGCCGTGCCGTGCCGGAGCCGCCACCACCGCCGCCGCCTGCTCCGTAGTCGCCAGAGCCTGCGCTGGTGCCTACTGCGTCACCACCGCCGCCAGCGGGAGATACGCCGGAGAAAAAGCTGGGAGTCCCCCTGCCACCGCCACCCATTGATACCCCGCCAGCGGTGGTGCCGGTGGCAACCGTGAACCAGTTGGCCTCGGATGTAGGAAAAAAGCCGTACTGGGTATACGAGTAATAAGTGAACCCACCATTGGCGCCAGCAGCACCGGAGGCTTTGCCGCCGCCGCCCTGACTGCCGATGTTGATGTAATAAAAAAGAAAGTAAAAACCGGTTTGTTCGTTACTAACTCCTTGCTGGCCATCAGAACCGGCTGTGCTATTGTTGCCGCCGGTTGTTGCAACGGCAGAGGTTGATGATGTCGGCGGGGAAAGATAGGAACCCCCGCCGCGCAACTCCAGTGTGTTGTTGAACGTCAGGAAATTAGGCAACAACCCCGCCACCGTCGTGTTGCCGCCGTTGGCATATGTGCCGTCTGCCGTGGCCGCGCCCGTACCGCCAGCGCCAATGGTTACGGTCAGACTTGCCCCGGGGACCACCTTGGCGCGGTAATCCCGACAAACCATCCCCGAAGTCCCACCAGCACCGCCTCCCGCTGACAAGGCGCTGGCTTGGTAGGCCCCCGCCGCGCCGGATTGCCCCGCGCCGCACCCGTCAATCATCAAGTCCACCACCCCCGCAGGCACCGTCCACGTCCACGGCCCATTGGTGCTGGTGGCGTCTACGACACCGTCGGTTTTAACGCCCGTGCCGCGAATGAACTCGACAACGTGCTGACGAATGACAGGTCCGCCGAGGCTCATGGTCAGGCGCTCAGTGCCGTGTAGGTCAACGACGAGCAGGACACCGTGTCGCCGCTGGCCACGGTCAGGCCGTTGGTCATGTTGATGTCGCTGCCGCTCGCGGCCACCGCGCAGTGGATGACCACCGTGCCGGCGCCGGTTTGCAGCGTCGCCGTGGCAACCGGGCTGGCGTTGCCGGTGGCGTTGGTGTCCGAAGTGATGGCGTTGGCCGTGGCGGTGCCGGTGCTGGCTGCGCCGAACGCGGTCGCGCTCATGGAGAGCGTGGCCACCGCCGTACCAGGTGCGCTGACTGTGCCGCTCAGGCGAAACACCAGCTTGGCGGTGCCGCCAAGCAGGTTGGTGACGGCGTCAGTCGCCGCGTTCCGTGCTGCTGTACTGTGTGTGACGGCCATCGCTCAACTCCTTCAGCTTTTCCTCATCCAAGTAGCCGACCAATTCGACTTCTTCGACTTTACCTGTTTCCTTACGGGTGATCTGCACCGTGAAGCGCAGTTCACCTGGCTGCCCGTTGAGGCTGATCATGCGAGGAACTTCAACTTGTACAGGGACGACAGGTACTGCCCAATGATCTCGTCGATGATGTTTTGCAGCGGGGTGTCGGTCTTCTCGCAGACCTTGTACCGCATGGCTTCGACATCTTTCAGCGAGTCTTCCAGAAACTCGACGATATTGCCTGTTTTCTTGGCGCTCATCAAGGTGATCGGCCCGATCAGCCCATGCCGGCCTTGGTAGGCTTCGGCAAACTTGTCCGTCAGGTCAACAATCCCGTCGTAGAACTCGTTCAGCGCCGAGTGCTTGGCAAACGACCGGGTGTTCAGATGCACGCTGTGGGCCACATCACGGGCCAGAAACAGCGTGCCTACGAAGTCGGCACAGGAACTCATTGCATCGGTCCTTCCATTGGCGCAGCCATCTCAGGCGGCGGCATCATCTCAGGCATTTCCCGCACTTCCATCGGCTGCACCAGATCGCCAGCCGTCAGCACGTCGCGCAGGGTCTGCATGACGACCTCCTGCACCTGTTCGGGCTGCATACCGGCTGCAACGGCCTGTAAACGACGGGTTTCGGCCTCGTATGCCTTGATGTCGGCGTCCGTCTGGGCCTTGAACTCGTTGATCTCCAGCGTGCGCGCTTCCATCGTCTGGTTGATGTTCTGGAGCATCTTGTGCATCTGCTCCATCTCCGCGCCCATCGCCTGGATCTGCTGGTTGGCAGCTTGCAGCGCCGGGTCTTCGTCGGCGTCGCCCAGAATCTTCGGGTCGATGGTCTTGGCGAACCGCTTGGCCATCTCCTGCGCGCCTGGCCAATCCATGTTCTTGACGAACAGATCGCCGGCGATGCCCCACAGTTGCGGGTTGCCTTGCAGCAGTTGAGCCATCGCCTCCAGCGCCTCTTGGCGCTTGGTGGCGTAGCCAGGGCCAGTAACAACCACCACGTCGTACTTGCCGACGCTGGGGTTGTAAATCTTGTCGATGACGATGCCCTGCTCGTTGACGATCTTCTTGACCGGCTCCTGCTGCATGGGGTTCATCTTCACCATGCTGGACTCGCCGTCCTCGCCGATGATGCGCGCGATGCGCTGGGTGTCGTAAATCTTGGGGATCAGATCCACCAACTGGCGAGTAACATGACGAACAGCGCGGGCCAGATTATCCACATAGTGATACGTCCCAGTGTCGCCTTCCTTTTGCCGGGCAAGGATCGCCTTGCCTGACCGCTCATTGCCCTCCAGGCCCAGCGAGGCGTTGTACTGGCCCGTAGTGCCCTTGATGTCCTCGGCAGCGCCCATCTTGGCTTGAATCAGCCCGGTCTGGGCCATCGGCGGCATGGCGCGCTGCGGCAGGGGCAGTGTAGCGCCCGAGCCATCGGTCACATCAGGATTGACCTCAAGATACGGCCAGTTCTGCGTGTTGGCCGTCTTCCACTGCGTTTCGTAACCTTCAAACTGGCCACCGTAGCCAATAAACGGCGCTTTGGGCGCCAGCGCCAGCATCTCGGCCTCTTGGCTGGTCCAGTAGTTGTACATCCGCTGGGCGTCCTTGGCGTTGCGCACCAAACCCGAAACGTACAGCCGGCCATCGACCTCGTATTCGTTGCCGACCACCCGCACGACGGGGATGTACTTGCCGGCCCACTCAGCCTCTTCCAGCACCTCGTAGCCGTTGATCTTGCACCACTTGATGCGCTTGCGGTCGGCCTGGCGGCTGCGTAGCGGCTTGCCAAACATGGCCCGAAGCTGCTTGTCCTCGGGCGTGCCTTGGAACGCCGTCTGGTTGCTCGGGTACAGGTTCAGCGTGGCGCGGTCGTATTCGACATGGAAATACTCCGCGATCCGCACCGTGTCCTCGTTGAGCCACTGGCTCAGGGACTGATCCCCAATGCCCAGGCTCATCAGCGTGTTGGCGGGCGAAGCGTTCGGGTACAGCCGGTGGTACTCCTCCCGCGTGATGTCTTCGGTGATGAAGCACCACTTGGCGTCCGCGCCGCACGGGTCTTGGATCATCGGGTCCATGTAGACCGAAAACGAGTTGCGCACCCGCCCGATCTTGATGTCTTGATCGAAAGTGTTGTCGTCGCAATACTCGGTCAGGACGCGGATGTATCCTTCTCCGAACGCGACTTGGTTTTCGCAGGCGGTGTCGTAAGCAACGTCGGCGTCGGAGATGTATTCGATGTGCCGGACGACTCCATCGAAGATTTCTGCGACTTCAACGTCTGCTTTGTCGTCGGCAGGAATAACCTTGCCACTTGGGCGGTTTTGGCGCTGGTCATTGGTCACCTGCCTGACGTGCTGCGGCAGCTTGTTGATCGTCAAGCAAGGCCGAGCGTTGATCGTCTGTCCTTGGACCGCGCCGCGGGTAGCCAGCACGTCCGCTGGCCATTGCCAGTGGTTGTCAGGGCTTCCGGCGAAGAATTTGAGATCGTCTATCTGGTCTTCCCGGCTCTCAGAGTACGCCGAGATGGCCATATTCAACCGCTGCCGGGCGGTGGACAGCATGTCCGATTCGGACTTGTTTTTGCCCCCGCCGCCGTTGGCAACTGCGCCCGCAGCCGTAATCCCGGTGTAATCGCTCACTTTTTGCCCTTTTTAGCGGTTTTAGCCGACTCTTTGAACGCTTTGGCGGTCGGAGCGCCGGGTGCGCCGGGCTTGCGCATCTTTTCGCCGCTACCGGCGGCAATACGCTCACGCTTGGCGTGGATATTTGCGTACAAGCCGGGTTTGGTGGCCATGATTACCTCTTGTCGGTGACAGGTTGCGACCTTTGCAGCCGGTTTGCCATGTCCATCAGTATAGTGAACTCACTTGCCAACGTAGGGTTCAAGTGCAGTGGCGGGCGGTAGGCGTCTCTAGGCTCTACCGTGGCCCCCATAGCCCAAGCAGGTAGCTCGACGTTGGTAGACCGGTATTCACGCTCTTTTTTAACCCACGCCGGGTCTAGTTTTTCCGCCAGTGTCTGGCGAGGGAACGCTTTGTCACGGCCAAACCTGTCGTACGACAGTTTTTCAAACGCCTGCATGTACTGCTGCTCTGCGGGCGTCAACTTGCCACGTTTGTTCAGCAACTCGTAGTATTGCGAAGTGAGTTGATCATCAGCGGCGTGCGTCAACTCATGTACGACAGTGTTTGGCTCGGCTCTGTAACTAACTTTAATCGCGCCTGTTTTTGGCAATTCGTTAGAAAAAATTGAGTTTTGTTCAAAAACGCCGGTCGCGCCTCTCGTGCCGCCCATAGAAATTGGCGGCATCATGCGCCGCGACGACAGGTAGTCCACCAGCTCACCGTACTGTGGGTACTCTGCCGACTCGCGCAAAAGCGATTGCAACGGGTCCGACTGACGGACCATTGCGTTTTTTGGCTTTGGGGCGAGGGCGTTTGTAGCCATCAGGCGCTCATCCAACCGGCAGAAACCACTTGTTTGTCGCGGATTGTAAGCGTTCGGGGCCGCTCCACGCGCTCGCGGTGGGCCACAGGAAACGCAAAAGTGACCGCCAGCGCGTCTGCGGCGTCTGGAGAGGCCAATCCGCGGGCTTTCATGTCCTTTTTCGACTCCAAGAAGATGGTGCCGCTGCTGTCAGGCTTCGTCTTCGGGCCTGTGAGGTCGGATTTGAGCGCCCGGTCGTCGGGAACGGACGCGGTGCGCAGCCAATCGCGCATCGCGCCCCACATCTCGGCCCGTTTGTTGCCCCACATGACCTGGTTCTTGGCCTTCCAGCCAAAATTCACGCCGCGCACCTTATACCGCTGTTCGTTGAGCCGGTCAAGGATGCCGTACCCCAGCCCACCCTCGTCCATGACGACCAGCGTCGGCTTGTACTCCTCTATCGCCTCGATGACGTGCCCCACCACCGTCATAGTGTCGTCGCCGTGGTAGCGCCTGATGGCCACCAGGTCGCGCCCCTGCCGCACCGCGATGACGGTCGAGTCCGCGCCGCCTCGCGCCGGGTCGATGCCGACGACGATAGGCGCCTGCGGGTCTTTGTGCTTGGGCCGTCTGGCCGCCTCGTCCACCAGCCGCGGTGAGATGAACTGGTCGTCGCCAGACGCCGGGAACTCGCCGTAGACCTCGATCCGCGCCTGCGGGCTGTCCTCGCCGTACTCCGCGATGATCTGCTCGTACACCTGCTTGTCGGTGTCCTCCACGTCGCGGGCGTCGATGTTCGCCGTCTTCCAGAAGTCCCGCTTGGCGTTGAAGCACTCGTAAAAGTACCCCTGATTGCGCCGCGGGTTGCTGAACGCCATCCAGAACCGATGCGGCGTGTTCTCCGTGAAGAAGCCCTGCGCCACGTCCCAGATCGCGTCCGGTATGCCGCTGGCTTCGTCGAAGATCAGCATCACGCCGTCAGCGTTGTGCAAGCCCGCGTAACTGTCCGGGTTCTCCTCCGACCACAGCCGCCCCTCGACCGACCAGTACCGCGTGCCTTTGCGCAGGTCGCGCTCCACGATCTCAGCCAGCCACTTGGCCGGGCTGACCCGCGTCGCGCTGATCTCAAACCAGTGGCTGTTGATCAGCATGGCCAGCCACTTCGTGATCTCGGCCCAGGTGATGCTGCGTAGCTGCGCTTCGCTGTTCGCGCTGACGATTACGCTCGCCCCGATGCGCGTGGTGACCATCCACAGCACCAGCCAGGACACCAGCGCCGACTTCCCGATCCCGCGCCCTGACGCCACCGCCGAGCGGAACACATCAAAGTCCACCTTCCCGCCGTTAGCCCTGACGTGGTCCTTCAGCGTGCGCAGCACGCGCCGCTGCCAGGCCCGCGGCCCGCGGTAGTTGGCCAGCGGCGTGCCGGCCTCGCCCCACGGGAACGCCAGCAGCACAAACGCCTCCGGGTCGTCCTTGATTTGCGGCGACCACAGCCGCGCCATCAAGGTCTGTTCTTCTTCAGCGGTGTACCGTGGCTGCTGCATCCGTCAGTTCCATCACGTTGGGGTGTTGCCGCGTGACCTTGGCCTGCGGCACTTCTTCGACCATCTGGCTGGCGCTGACGCGGGCGTTGGCCTGCTCCAGCGCCAAGGTGATGCTGATCGCCTGCGCGGTGTCTACCTGAATCTGCTGCTTGGCCACCCAATCGTGACGGTGCTTCAACACCTCAAGCGCGGCCTTCACGTCGCCGCCGCGCCCTGCTTCATATAGCGTGTTGGCCATTTCCGCCTCGGCGTCGGCGTACCCCTTCAGGATCGCCATGTCCGCAATCGGGTCCATCTGGCGCAGCCGATTGAGTTCAATAGGCAACAGGTTGGCTCTGGTCGCCAACGTCTCACCTTTCATCCCCAGACGCGCTGCTGCGTACAAACGCTCCAGCACAGCTTCGGTGGCCTTTATCTCGCGCGGCACCAGCGGTAGTGATTTGAACGTCATGCGCGGATGCTACCGCAATTTGTGTGACGGGTGGCGGTGGGCGTTTTGCAAAAAATTTTGCAAATAAAAAATTGTTTGTGGCCCCTTCGTTTTTGATCACTCAGCCCGCCGGCCCTCCCCTCCCCCCGTCTGGCCGCGAGCCGCCACCGGGTGGTGCTGGGCACCGCCCCCGCAGTCGGGGCGCCGTGCGCCCAGGCGCCGGGTGGTGCTGGGCATACCCGGCAGGGTAGCGGTGCGGGGTCATGCGGCGGGTATGCCCGGTGCTGCCCGGGCATGGGGCAGGGGGGGTAGGCCGGGTAGTTCGGGTAGTCCGGGCACTACCCCCGGAATCGATGCGCCATAGAAAACGCACGTACACGCGCCAGCGTACCGGCCACGCATAAAAGCCCGAACCGACTTCGATTTTCTTATCAAAACACTACCCAGCAATACCCCCACAGAGGAAGATCTTGCATCCCCTCACTACCCGGCCCGGGCGCCCCGCACCGCCCCGCGCCCCTACTGGCGCCGCCACCAAGTGAAAGACCCCACATCACGCTCGGGATTGTCTGTAGTGTCTCCAATTGTGAGACACTACCGCGCCTAACTTCGGAGAACCCAGCATGAAGACCCGCCCCATCGACTACGTTCTCGCCATCGCCATCGGCGCGGCGCTTGCGTTTCTTATCGCCTACAGCATCTAAGGGGACCATCATGCCGAACACTAACTCACTCATCGTTTACGAAGGCCCCAGCACCATCGATGGCGCGCCTATCGTCGTGATCCTCACGGGTCTGGATCAATCCAGCGCCAACGGGAAGACCGGTAACTTAGTCCAGTCTTTCATCATCCGCGCGGACGTTGAGCCCCATGATGCGCTGAAAACCGGCGATGACGCTAGCGTCTGCGGTATGTGCCCGCACCGTCCCCTTATCGTGCGCATGCTGGCCAAGGCCGGCATCACGTCATCACCATGCTATGTGCGCGTTGGGGAATCCGTCCTATCAGTATTCCGCGCATACCGTCGCGGATCCTATGCGCGCGCATCATCGATCGCACAAGTAGCCGCAGCGCTGCGCGGGCGCCGTTTGCGTCTCGGCACCTATGGGGATCCCGCGGCCGCGCCTGTAGGTTTGTGGCAGCTACTGGTGTCCCTTGCATCGGGCCACGTCGGTTACACCCACCAGTGGCAAGCGCACGGGTTCGACGCGCGCGCATGGTCCCCCCTTGTTATGGCATCGGCCGATAGCGCTGCCGAGGCTGCGCAAGCTACCGCCATGGGGCTGCGCTACTTCCGCGTGAGCATCGGGGTCGACCGTCAACCCCTCGAGGTGACATGCCCCGCCAGCGCTGAGGGCGGACGCAAAGCGCAATGCTCCGATTGCATGCTCTGCGGAGGCACCAGCAAGGCCGCGCGCAGCATCGTCATTGCCGACCACGCATCGGGGCATGAGAGCCGGGCGCGCGTGATTCCCCTTCACCTTGCCGCTTGAATGGACACGTTATGGATCAGGATAGCCCTATCTGGCGCGCACCATGCGCAAATCACCCGGAATTGTCCGTCACGGTATCGCGCACCGTCATCGGCACCTATCGGACATTGTTCCGTGACGATGATGCCGATGCGGTAATCGAAACCCGTATCTTCAATTCGGCCGATCGCGCGAACGACTATGCGCGCATGTTGATTGATCAGGATTAATCGGAGAACCTATCATGCCCTTCCCTGCTCGTTTCCCCGGCCGGTGCGCGCGCACCGGCGCCGCTATCCGCCCTGGTGACACTATCGCATCCGCCGGCCGCGGCCGGTATACCCTAATTGGCCGGGCGCCCCGGCCGGCGCCGGAACCCGTCGACCCGGTCGACGCCGATATCGCGCTGACGGAGTCTATCGACCCCGGTACCGCGGCCGATGACCCCGATGCGGCCGCATCGGCCGGCCGCTATCTCCGTCAATCGATCGCGCGCGGAGTGTCCGATATCTGGCGCACGTCAACCGGGCGAGAGTACTACCGCAACCGCCGGGGGCTCTGCGAGGATGCCCCGTGCTGCGGCTGTTGCAATGCATAGGGGGTTGACCATGCAAACCGTAACCCTTCGAACGGGCGCGCGCGTGCTTGCGCGCATGGTAGCCGGTCATTTGTACGCCTACCATTACATGAGCCGCGCGCAAGCCGAAAAGCGCGCCGCGACGATACCGGGCGCCGTGGTGATTCGCCCGACCCGCAGCTACTTTGTGGCGGTGCCAGCATGAGCGCCAGCAACCCCATGCACCCCGCCACCCCGCGCCCCGCCCCGTGGCCATTCCCGGCCAGGCTACCGGGCGCGGATCTGCCCCCCGACCCCCGGCGCCAGCCCGCGCCCCGTCAACCCCTGCCGGCCACCCCGGCGCCCTTTTGAATCAGGAGAACCAACATGAACAAACGCGAACGCGAGCGGCTTACCGCTCAGGAAAATACCCTTGTCTCTCTCGGCTTTACCGCCAGCGAAGCCGACACCCTGCGGCGCATCAGCCGCGCCCTGCGCCGCTGGCATGAATTGGAGTGTGGGACCGATGCGGGATGCATCGAACGCGACGATGCGACGGGCAGACCCCGATTCATCAGCTACACCGGGCGGCGCTGGCCGGTGGCCGACCGTGAACGCGGCGCCCTGCGGCGCCTCGGGCGCATCGTCGGGCTGCGCAATACGCGCGTATGGGCCGCATCGGACGCGCACGCCGTGCACGTCCACGCCGTGCACCCTTACGTTCAAACGGACCCGCGCGGCGCGGCGCTTTACATCCTGCGCCCTGGTGACGTGCCGCAGGGGATCAAGCCGGAATCCTGTTACACCCGCGGCATTTGCGTCTACTAATCGGAGACTGACACCATGACAACCCTGAACATCACCCGCCCCGACGGTACCCGCTCGGCCTACACCAACATCTCCCCCGCGGCCTGGGCTGCGGTGCAGGCCGTCAAGCCGCACCGCACTAGGTGGGCACGCAGTGAAAAGCGCTTGTTTCCAAAACAGGCCATGAGCACTGCCGATTATGTGCGCCAGTACTTCGCGCTGAACACTGGCCGACGGGGCAAGATCACCGCATATGCGGATCATCTAAACCACCTGGCGCTGTTTCAGCCGCTGAATGAAAAGCCGTGGCACTGGGCGCCCGACACGGTGGAAATTGAAATGTTGGAGGGTTGACCGTGAACGACGACGACGACGACACCTACACCGACGATAGCCCGCCCGACACCCCGGACCCGTATGACCCCGGGCCGGACCCGTATGACCCCGGGCCGGACCCGTATGACCCCGGGCCGGACCCGGCCCTCGGCGTGCCGCATCCGGACCCCCGCGTGCGGGACCGCGCAGCCGACGCTGCGTTGGATCAATGGCTCAACCGGCGCGGCCTATGATCATTGCAGCCCTTGTCGCCCTCGCCGTTCTCGCGCTCGCGGTCCTGCTGGATCTGTAACCCTTCCCTGAGTGCCCGCCTCCCGGCGGGTTTTGCGCCCCGACAGCTAACGCTGCCGGGGCGCCTTTTCATTTGACTAGCGATAGGCCACCGGCGGCGCCTGCCGCCAGCGCGTCGCGGGCCTCGGCCTTACTGCCGGTCCAGCCAGGCGCCGCGAAGATATGCGCCTTGGTCTTGTAGGTTTTGCTATGGCATAGCCCGAGATCCACCCAGCGAGCCTCCTGTAGCGCGTGAATCACCGCGGCGGGTATCACGCGGGTACCGGCGGGGGCGCGGGCCTGCACCAGATCGCAGAGCTTGCCCCACGGGGCGCCGACGACGGGCCGCGCGAACTCCCCGACCCGGTTGGACACTTCGGACAACAGCCAATCTTCCACAATCGACCGGGACGCCCCCGCCATCAGGGTTTTGGCCTCGGTTAGGGGCGGGGGCGCCCCAGGCGCGAACGCGGTCACATCACGCGCGTGCAGGTAAGCCGCGCACTGTTCAAACCCGCCGCCTTGCAGCCAGCCCCAAAACGCGCGGCCCTCGGCCTCGGTCATAGGTGCCGCGTCGGTCCACAGCACAAACCAGCGGCGATCATCGTAGCTCAAGCTGATGGCCCCACGCTCATTCGAGAACGCGACGACAGAACACCGGTTCGGCGCCTCATACGGGTGCAGGCCCTTGCGCTCGATTACCAAGTGCTCAGGGGGCGCGGCGATGATGGATTTGAGGCGGTTTTCCAGCCCCCGCCGGTCGGACGCATCGGCCTGCCGCAGTTCGTTGATCACGACAACTTCAGCCTCCAGGTGATACCCCCACTGGGTTTGCAGCCTATCGTTTTCCAGCAGCGCGACGTTGGACCGGGATTCCCCGCCGACCGCCCAAAAGAACGGCGCCCAGGCCGAATCCTTCCCCGCGCCTTGCACGCCAGCGTGCAGGATCGCGTGATTGATCTTGACACGCGGGTGCTGGACTTTCCAGGCCATCACGTTCAGGACGTGCTCACGCTCAAGCCGGTTCGGTATGACCCGCTCCAAGTGCGCCAGCCACGGCAGCGGGACGACACTGGACGCGGGCGCTGCGGGCCGCGCGTCGCGCCAGCGGTTGACGAAGACCGAGCCGCTGCGCGACACCAGCATATCGTCGCCGGCGGCGTAGGTCATGCCGGCCACCGACCGGGCGCCGCAGGCGATGCGGTTCTCATCAAAATAGTATGACGCGGGGATCTGGCGGCGCTTGCCGGCCTGCGTCAGGTGGACGCTGAAGCACGGGACATGCCGATAGACCGCATCGAACACCCGGCGCGACAGTTCCCGCCGCTCGATCAGATCGAAGAAGCTATCGTCGGCCTCGACGTAGGCGTAGCGCGTGAACCACTCCTTCTGCGCCAGGCGCCCCGCCTCCTTCCGTTCGACCTCGGCCACCACGGCGGCGGCCTCGGCGGCCAGCGCGGGCGTCGGCACCAGGTGCGCCAGCGCCCCGCCCAGCGCAGCCGATAGCAGCTCCTCGCGCAGGCCGGGCCTGCGGCTGGGGCCGCCCTGCGAAGCCACCCAATCGAGGAACCGCTGGCTGTCCAGATCGAGGCAGTGCGAGTGCAGGCAGCAGAAGGCCCGCCCGCTGGGCAGGTAGCGGCCCTCGGGCGAGCCATCGGTATGCTGGTCGGCCTGCGGGCAATGCACGCCCATCCAGCCCTCGCTGTTGGGCCGGCTGTAGACCATCCCTTGGTCGGACAACCAGGCGGCCACGTCATCGCCGCCATCGTCGGCCAGGCGCAGCGGGCGTGGGCCCCCGCCATCGGTCGGCCCCGGGGTCACGCCCAGCGCGGCGCAGACCTCGGCCAGCGTGAACTCGCGGTCGGGGTGGAACTCCACCAGCCGCGAGGCGAACCCGTTGCGGCCAGGCTTCAGGTTGATCGACCCGGGCAGGCGGAAGTTTCTGACCGGGTTACAGGCGCCCGGGTCGGTGTAGCCCGCCGCGGCGATGGCCGTGATCGCCGCGGCGAAGTCGGCCTTCGGCGGCTGCTCGCTGAAGGCATAGCCCCACTGGTAATTGCCCTCGCTCGTCTCCATCACCCAGGTCGGCGGCAGCGGCGGCTGCTGGGACTTGGTGCCGATGTCGTCCAGCACCATCACCAGGACGTACTCGCAGGCGGCGGCGCTGGCGGACGGCTTGCCATCCATGAACCGCTCGCTGATGAAGGACGCGGTGTTGCCGTACCAGGCTTCCCCCTTGCGCGGGCTGCGTGACGGCAGAAACGACGGCCACGTCGCTTTTATCGCCCCGTCCGCGTGGACTTGGATCTGGCCCTTGTCGTCCAGGCGCGGCACCTGCCGCACGATCAGAGCCGTCTCGCCATCCTCGGCGGGCGCCAGGCTTGCGAACCACTGAACAAATTTGGTATAGTGTGCGTCGATCAAGTTGGTTTCTCCTCAAGTTGCTTGCGCCCGGTGGCCCCCCCACCGGGCGTTTTTGTTTACGAATACCGCGTGGCTGGGCTGCACTCATCCACCTTCAGCGGTAGGTCAGGGGCCCACGCTGGCGCCTCGCACATGATCTCGCGCATCCGCGCGGCCTTCGCGTCGAACTCACCCTCGGCGCACTCGACCAGAATTTCGTCGTGCGTGTGCGCGATCACGTCGAACCCCTCTTGATCGAGCCGACGCAGAGACAGACGCAAGATGTCATGCGCAGTTGCTTGGGTGATGTTTTCCGCTGCCGTCCCGACCCAGAGGCGCGCTCGGGGCCACTCCTTGGCGTCGGCTGCCGGCTTCCACGAAGCCTTGGCGTAGGATACGCCTTCCTCGTCGATTCTGGCAAACGGATAGCACAGCACTCGACCACTCGGCAGGGCGTACCACAGATGCTGGCCGTCGAAGAGGTAGGTGCAGCGCGCCGCGTGGAACTCGTGGCCGGGATGCCGCAGCGCGCTCATGTACGCGCTCTCCAGCCGCTGCCACATGCGAGGCGCCCAAGGGTTTGAGCGGCGCCACAGATCGACCATCCGCCGCGCATCCGCCTCCGTGATCACGATGCCGTAGATGCGGGCCATCGCCGAGAACGCGCCGACGCCGCCGGCAAACCCGCACGCGAGAACGGCCACCTTGGCTTGCTGACGCTGATCGGGCGTCACGTCCTGCACGTTGAACATCTTGCGCGCGACGGCGACGTACAAGTCCTCGCCGCGCCGGAAGATGTCGAGCGTCGCATCACCCTCGCCACTCAACCACGGCAGCACCCGCGCCTCGATGGCCGACCAGTCGTAATTGATGAAGACACGGCCAGGCGCGGCCATGAGCGACGGGCGTAGCATACTTTTCAGTACGCTATTCGTGGACGGGCCAAACGCCGGGACAATAGAGTGCCCTCGGACAATCGCCGTGCGCACAGTATCGGCGTTTTTGGCCGACTTGCGGACCATGTTGTGCAACTGGAGCCCGTAGCTGGCGGCCCTGCCTGTCGCCGCACCGCCTGCGAACACGAACGCGCCCCTGACGCGGTGGTCGTCCTCGTCGGCTAACTGCACCATCCGCTTGAACTTCGCCACTGACGACGCCCAAAGCGCGTCCGCCGCCTCGATCACCTCCTGCACGTCCGCCGGCACCTCTTCCGGATCGTCGAACGCCAGCAGCGACGCCCGCACTGATTTGTCAATCGAGTCCTTGCTCTCGCCGTCCTTATGGACGACGCACAGCTTGCGCGCCTGCGGCCCGAGGCGCTCCAGCACCCAGGCGCGCATCCGGGGCGAGCGCACGCTCGGCACGGCGCCGGCCGTCACCTCGACAACGCGGTGCTGAATCTCCTGCGACTCCACGTCGGCGTACCGCTGCGCCGCCTCGGCCAGCGGCACGTCCACCAGCACGCCGCGGTCGTTGATCCGTTCGTTGCAGTGGTAGTCGGCCAGCTCATCATTGGTCAGCGGGCGCATGGCCTTGCTGATGGCCCGCATCGCCCGCACGTCCTGAGCGCAGTAGTCGAACAGGTCGGCCAGATCCTGCTCGGTGTGCTTGAACGGTGGGCAGCAGCACTTGCGCACCAGCGCCGCGCCCTTGTGATCTTTGCGCATGTCAGCGCCAGCGAAGCGACCTACGTCCTCCAGCCCGCCCGGGGCGCAGTTGGCGCGGGCCTGGGTGGCGGTGCAGTAGAACTGCTCCAGCCGCGGCGTGACGATGTTGAAGTCCGGCCCCAGCACATACGTCCAGATCAGGCGCTCGAAAGCGGCGTTGTGGGCGTAGATCATTGCGCCGTGCTGCACCGCGTCGTACACCTGATGCGGGAACGGCTGATCCGGCGTCCAGACGCTCACCTCACCATCGTTGATGGCCCAGGCCATGCACAGCACGCGGGTGGATGGGTCGCGGGCGTAGTTGTAGGCGCCGCGAGTGGGCAGGTCGCACTCGCTGGCGGACTCGAAGTCGATATAGATAGGCATAAAAAAGGCGGGGCCGAAGCCCCGCCCCCTGCTTACGCAGCCACCCGACGACGGCGCTTCGGCTCTTCAGCCGGCGCCTCGGGCTCCTCGGCCTCGGCAGCCGGGCCATCCATGCTCATCCACTCCTTCACCTCGAAGACCGGGGTGTAAATGCGGCCATACGACTTGTGCTGGTAGTGGTCGCGTTCCAGCGTGACGACCGGCACGGGCTTGGTCTGGTCTTTATCGACCTGACCCGCAACGGCAAGAGCAAGCTCCTGCACCGCACGCTTTCCGCCAACACTGGTGGCGGAGAACCGTGCTTCCATGCCGGCGTCCTCGCCGGAGATGCACTTCAGCGAAAACCCGACCTGCGGCTCCCAGCCCTTGGACGCGCCTGGCGGCGCGGCCTCGACCTCGGGCAGCGGGTCGGTCATGGCCGCCATCTTCTCGCCCAACACTTGGCCGTCGCCCCACGCGATGAAGCCGTGGGTGAAGCTGAACGGATTGACCGCCCACTTCGCCCCCGCTTCCACCTCGTCCTGGTCGGCACCAAACACCCAGTGGCCCGTGCGATCCATTTTCAGGATCACCATGCCACCCGCAGGCGCGACCTGTTGGGCCGCGACCCGCAGGGCCGAGGAAAGAGACTGCACGCTGGGCAGGCCAGCAGACTTGAACGCTACTAGATTGGACATTTCTGTCACTCCTTTACTGGACACGATTAAGAGCAGCACGAAGCTGCTCGCCTAGCACCAACACCGCAGGCCGGGGGTCCGACTCAGCAGCGAGGGTGTTGCCGGACGACACTGCGACGACGAGATCGTCGGGCAGTGGCAGTCCACGCTTCTTCAGCACTTTCTCGGCCTGGGCGGGCGAGAGCAGCACTGTCTTTGTCTCTACGAAATCTTCGCCCAGCACCTGAGCAGCTTTGGCCTCATCGGCCCACTGCCGCACAGCGCGCTTGGCTACTAGTTTGTACCCCGGGACCGGGATGTTTTTCTCAAGCCGCGCCTGCGCCAGCGCACGGGCGTCGCTGATAAAGGACTCCAGCGCATCGGCGCGGGCCAGCACTTGGCCCAGCATGGGGCCATCGATGTCCTTCAGCGCCGTATGCACCACGCGGTCGATGCTGCCGTTCATCTGCGGGCAGATGGGCTTGGCGGTGCACCAGCGGCACCAATCGCCGATGGCCAGCGGCGGGTCACGCTCCGCGGCCACGCGGACTGCGTTGACCAACTGCCGCTCAAACTGATCGACCCGCGCCCACGTCGTCACCCAGCGCCGGACGTGCGGCGGCTGGACGATGACGATCTCCACCTCGCGGGTGCCCTCGATGGCCCAGGCCAACGTGCTGGTCTTCTTCGCCGCAGCGGCGTAAAACAGCCCTTGGTAGGACTCCTCGGCCTCGACCATGACGCCGTCGCCGAACTTCCAATCGCCGATCAAGCAGCGGTCGTTCAGCCGGCCCACCAGGTCGGCGTTGCCGAACACGCCCTCCAAGCCCTTGACGCCCTCAAACTCGACCTGCACCTCCTGCACGAAGGTCATGTCCTGCCCGGGGTCGATCTGGTCAAGCGCGTCGAGGCAGAACTGCAACTTGTCGACCTGCTCGGGCGTCAGACCGTGCTTGGCGATCACGTCGCCCATCTCGCCGTCTGCCAGCAGGTCCTCCATGCAGGCGTGCAGCATGGTGCCCTCGGCGGCGTACCTGCTCTCGACTTGGGGCGGCATGCGCTGGACCAGCGCCACGCTGCCGGGGCAGTTGATGACGCGCTTGGCGGTGGACCCGCCGACTACTTTACTGTGCTGCACACTGAACTCCAATGAATTGAACGAGCCCGCAGTCTAGGGTGTTGCTAAAAATTTGTCAACACGCTACCATGACAAAAAATTTGGAGAAGCAGTGATCCCTCATCTGTTCCTGCGGCGGTGTTTCGATTGCAACCGCAACCTGAGAGATCACGCGGGCAGCAGCCTGCACAGGCGCATCTGGCGCTGCGCGGCCTGCACAGCGAAAAGGAAAAGCAATGCTTGAGAAGGACATCGAGAAGCGGCTTGTCGCGGGGGTCACGGCCCTTGGCGGCAAAGCGTGGAAGTTCGTATCGCCTGCGCACCGCGGCGTGAGCGACCGGTTGGTCGTGCTGCCTGGTGGCCGCGTGTGGTTCGTCGAGTTGAAGACGGAAACCGGGCATCTTACGCCGTTGCAGGAGGTGTTCCGGCGTGAGGTGCAGGCGCTTGGCTGCAATTACGTCTGCCTGTACGGCGCGGCGGACGTGGACAACTGGCTGCTGTATGTGGAGGCCGCATGACCACCCTACGCGAAGCCGCCCAGCAGGCGCTGGAGGCTGTTGAGCAAACGCGCCGCCTTATGCCCGACTCGTATTACTACGAGCGGCTGCACAAAGCTGCCGCCGCCCTCCGCGCCGCGCTGGCAGAGCCGGTTGAGTACGCCGTCGAGCCCAACGGCAAGCGCAGTCCTTTGCTCACTCACATGATGAACAAGCGAACTAAAGAAGACCTCCGCGCAAGGGGTAACACATGACCCGCATCCATTACTGGTGCCCGGTACATCGGGCTTACGTTACGGCAATCGTGCCTACGCAGGTTGCTTTCACTTTGATGGGGTGGGTATGACCGACCGCGAGCTTCTGGAAAACGCCGCGAAGGCGGCGGGGATCGAGTTCTCTGAAACGGGCGGTGGCTCACGCTACGCCCCAAAGCCGGGGTTTATTCAACCTTATGTCCCGTGGAACCCCCTCACCGACGATGGCGATGCGCTGCGGCTGGCGGTGACCTGCGGTCTTGTTGTGGATTGCAGTCGCCCGTCTGCCGGTGAGCCGTATAAGCAACACACAATCTGGCTAGACGAAACCATGAGCAATGCAGAGCTTACACGCCGTGCCATCGTCAGGGCTGCTGCCGAGATTGGGAGGAACATGAAATGACCACTCTACGAACCGCCGCCCAGCAGGCGCTGGAGGTGTTGGAACTCGCCTATGGCTACAGCATGAAGAGAGAGGAAGCCATTGAAGCCCTCAAGGCCGCGCTGGCAGAGCCGGTGCAGGAGCCACAACTCAAGCGCATTCACCCGCTCGATATGCCGCTGGAGGTTTTTGTTGAGGACTTGAGCACCCGCCCTCGCAACATCATCAATGCCGAGATAGGGTACTTCACCCATTTTGGCGACGAGTACATCAAGCCGCCGCTTACCGTGCGGCATTTGCTGATGTTCAGCCGCAAAGAACTGCGCAAGTGGCCCAACCTCGGCAAGCGTTCGTTAAACGAGATTGAGGAAATGCTGCGGAGCCGTGGGTTGCAACTCTGGGATGAGCATGACGAGCGGTCCCTGCGACTGCTGCGTGAGCATCCGACCTACTTCCGCGCCGCGCTGTCAGAGCCGGTGCAGGAGCCGGTGGCGTGGATGGTTTACACGCTCGACGGCAAGTCTGTTTGCGTGACAGATAACCCTGCCGACTTCACGCCGGAGCATAGAGCGCTGCCTCTTTATACAAAGGAAAACATATGAACCTGCGCCCCATCCAAGAGCAGGCCGCGGACTTCCTGTACGAGCGCGACCGTGCGCTGGTGCTGGCGCCAGTGGGCGCGGGTAAGACGGCTATCACGCTGACCGCGATGCGGGACATGGTGGAGAACCATTCCATCCGCTGGCTGGTGGTCGCGCCGCTGCGGGTGGCGGCGAATGTGTGGCCGGTCGAGGCCAAGCTGTGGGCGCCGTCGCTGAACGTGCGCGTGGCCACAGGCACGCCCAATGCCCGCTACGCGGCGCTGTACGACACCGACGCGGACGTGGTGGTGACCAACTACGACAACCTGCAATGGTTGGCCGACCACGCCTTGAACGACTACACGGGCGTGGTGTTCGATGAACTCACGCGGCTGAAGAACCCCAGCGGCAAGCGGTTCAAGGCGTTGCAGAAGATCATTGAAAGCATCGACATCCGCTGGGGCCTGACCGGCTCGTTCACGTCCAACGGGCTGGAGGATGTCTTTGGCCAGGTGAAGATCATCGACCAGAGTCTGCTCGGGCGCAGCAAGGGCGCGTTCATGCAGCAGCATTTCTTCCAGTTCAACCGCGGCACGCACGTCGAGTGGTCGCCGATGCCGGGCGCGCTGGAGGCGGTCATGCAGCGCATCAAGCCGTCCACCTTCCTGCTGGAGGGCAGCAGCAGCCAGCGGGCGCTGCACACGGTCGAGGTGCCGGTGCAGATGGAGATGCGCGAGTACGACGAGATGAAGAAGAACTTCGTGCTGGAGTTCCCCGACGAGACGGCCATTGCGCAGAACGCTGCCGTGGTCACGCAGAAGCTCCAGCAGTTGGCCGCGGGGTTTATCTACACCGGCGACGCGCGGTGGCTGTCGTCGCACAAGCTCGACGCCGTCGAGGAGATCATCAACGAGAACCAGCGCGCCCCGACCATCGTCTGGTATCAGTACGTCGCCGAGCGCGAGGCGCTGATGCAGCGGTTTCCGCACGCCCGCGACGTGAAGGACGCGGGGGCCATCGAGGCGTGGAACGCCGGCAAGGTCGAGGTGCTGCTGGCGCACCCGGCCAGCGCAGGCCACGGGCTGAACCTCCAGCACGGCGGGCACCACATGGTGTGGCTGTCGCTGCCGTGGTCGCTGGAACTCTTTGAACAGGCTGTCGGGCGGTTGCACCGTTCCGGCCAGGCGCGCGACGTATGGTGCTACGTCCTGCTGACCACCAGCACCATCGACCACAAAATCTGGGCGGCGCTGCGCGACAAACGCAGCCTGTCCACCATCGCATTGGAGTCCCTGAAATGACCAACGGAGAATTGTCATGGCGAGCAATGGCCCGGCGCCTGCCGACCATGACAGAAGGCGAACTCAAGACTTTGCTTGACGCAGAACTGGTCGGGCAGAGGCGTGTGTTCGTCGCAGAGCGTCTGCACCAACGCTACAGCACGGTGAGGGCATCAAGAGAGCGCCGGGAACTGATGGAGAGACTACATGAAAATCATCTTGAATCCGTTTCGGACCCCCAGCCCAGAAGAACTGGTCGCGCGAGAGTTGGACGAGGCGCGGCGCGGGCTGTTGGAAGCACTGACGGGGCGTGACTACGCCATCGCTATGGTGTCGTACCACGAGACGCGCATCGAGCGTCTGAAGGCTCAACTCGAAACCGTGGCGCAGGAGGCCGCATGATCAAGATCACACCCACCGACGCGCAGTGCGGCGGGCTCTGGAAGGAAGACCCGCACTGGGGCCGGCTCTACAAGATCGAATGCACGGACTGCGCTCGTAGGGTTTACACGCCTGACAGGAAAACGCCGCTCATCTACCCTTGGGACGGGCACGGCCCGTGCCCGGATTGGATAGCTCGTGCGTCAGTGTCCTAAGTGCCGGGGTAAGGTCGAGGTGCTACAGACTCGGCCTAGCCTGTCCGGTTTCACGTCAAGGAGGTATCAATGTCAGAACGGACATCGGTTCAGCACCCGAGAGTTCCTATCGGATGTGACCAACAAGGACGGCACCCTGAAGCAGCTTCATGTTGCACCGAAATTGGTTTTGAAGACATAAAGGAAAGCCCGTGGGAATGGATACCCGTGTTCCTCTACCCGTTCCTGATGCTGGCCATCCTGGTGGTGCTGGCGCTGGTCGTTCTGCACCCGTGAATTTCGCGGCGTGGCAGCACGACTCGCTGGTCATGTACGCCACCGACGCCTACGCCCGCATCAACGAGTTGGAAGCCGACCTCAAGGCCGCGATGGCGGCCTACCGGGATCTGCTGCGCCGCGCTCAGTAAGACCAGACGGTGGGCTGCTGGCGCAAGTCCAGATGGATGAAGCGCCCGGTGCCCTTCTGCTGGACACCGATGCCGGTGAAGCCCAAGTGCATGGCCAGGCGCAGCAGTTCATGCGCGTCTGCGCCTTGCACGCCCACGTCGCAGGCCAGGCCGGTGGAGTGCATTCCCGGCTCGGGCTTCGCCTTCTCGATAGGATGGTCAGGGCAGCGGTAGCCTGACGTGATCGACATCGGGCGCCGGTAGACATCGCGCAGCGCCTGCAACCGACCCATGAACTCGGGCTTCATCTCCTGCTTGCCGCAGTGGCGGCAGCGGAACTCGACCTCGCTGAAGTTCGGGTAGTCGGCCCAGTTCATGGTCACTTCGCCCGTCCAGTCACTTCGTGACGCCTTTGGACTTCTCAAACGTCCGCAGGCCACCTATGCCCAGCATGCCGGTGATCACGACCCACAGCAGATCCAGGTTCAACGTCGGCGGGGCGGGCCAGCCCTTCACCGCAGCGCCCCACGCCAGCAGCGGCTGGGCGATGGTGGCGTACAGGAACCCGACGCCGCCGGCCCAGCCGAAGAACGGGCGCCAGCCGGCCACGAAGATGGATGGGTGCGCCGCCTCGCGGGCGTTGATCTCAAGCTGCGCGATGACCTGCTTAAGTTCACCGTCCGCGGCCATCCGCACCAGTTCCATCTCCGCTTCGGCCTTCTTCTGCGGGTCAGGAACGAAGCGGTCCAGCAGCGTCTTGCCAACGTCCAGAATCGAGCCGAGGATGAGCGGGTTCATTTGTCAGCCTTTTCGTCCAGCTTGTCAAAGATCCGCGCCAGCATCGTCTTGATCTCACCGATGTCGTTGCGGTAATCGTTCTTGGTGACGTAGTAGTGCGGCATGTTGCGCACGTCCTTGTCCAGCACGCGGATGCTCTGGTAGATGCTGTTCAGAATCCAGCCGCCCAGGAAACCGGCCAGGGTGACAGCCACGTTGAAGAGGGTTTGAGTGTCCATCACGGTGCCAAAGCGTTGACGTTTTCGGATTCGGGGGCGAGGGCGTTGTACGACGGCGGTTTTGCTCGGCGCGAGAACTCAGCCCCCGCACCAAACGTCGCCGCGCGCGCGACTTCCGGCGCGACTTTACCGCCAAGTTGTCTGGCGGTTTGCAATTTCAACGCTTGCTCTACAGATTTGGCGGCCAAAGCGGGGTCGGTCATTTCTCGCGCTATCTCCATCGCCAGCTTATCGTCCAGACGCAACGCCAAGCGTTTAACCACCGCGTTGAACACTGTGATAGGTACGCTTAAGAACGACGGCAACGGGACGCCCAGCTCGGCGCCAGTTTTGGTACCGATCTGTTTAATGTCGATCCCGGCTTCCGAGCCCGCCTTGACCAACCGTTCGTACTCACCGCGCCGCAGCAAATCCTGCTGCACTGCGTTGACGTGCGACAGTTGTTGCGGCGTCAATCCGTTAGTGAGCGCGGTCAGACGACGCTCAACAGCATCTGCCGTAGCACCTGGCGGCAGAGGGGGCGTCAGCTTGACGCCGGTTTGCGCTGCCAAATCATTGATCTTCTGCAACCGCGCGGCGTTCTGGCCAACGACGTTGATGCGTTGCAGCACGTTCATGCCGGCGTCGTCTAGCACCTTGATCGGATCGGCGTACTTCTGCAAGAACGCTGCGTGCGCCTCTGGCGTGGGCACTTTGACCTCGCGGGCGTACAGGTCTTCGATGCCCGACCGCGCCACTTGCATAGCCTTCGGGTCGTCTCCAAACAGCGTGACAAAGTTGCGCGCCTCACTGACACCACGCGGCTGGAAGTATTTGGTGATTACGTCTTCGGGCTTGATCTTGGGTTCGTTCAACGCCGTGGCGCGGAACATCTGATCGTTGACGCCGGTCTTGAACCGAGGAACGTACTCGGTGCGGTACAGGTTCAGCGCGTCGGCATACGCAGCCTTTGCCGTGTCGGGCAGCGTGGTGGACGACTTGACCGCATCGTCAATCACGTCGTGAATCTTGCCGAGGCTGCGCAAACGCATGCCGGCGCCGGGGTCTATCGAGGTACGCCCCGCTGCGATGTCCACATTGATCGCTTTGCGGATGTCGTCCAACTGTTGCAGTGTGACCTCGGGGACCGGCGCAGCAGGCGTGGCCTGCTTGATCTTGCCGCTGACAACGCCTGCGCCCAACGGCTTTGCAGGCGGCGCCTTGGGTTGCAGCGACAACAGCTTGCGTATTGTCTCTGGCGCGGTGGTGGGGTCAAAGTCTGACAACTTGCGCTGAAAAATGGCCTCTGCTTCGCCGATGACTTTGCTCATGTCAATCTTGGCGTCGCCGGCCTCCTTGAACGCTGCGGCGTATGCGGGCTCGATGACGCCCTTCTTCATTGCCTCGCGCTTGGCCTCGGCCCCAGCCACCAACGCCGCGCCAGCATCCTCTGGCCGCATAGGCGTAAGCGCGGAGTTCATCTTCGACTGCACTTTGGCGGCTGCGGCGTCGAACTTGGCCTGCGCGCGCGTCTGTTGCGCGGCCTGCGCGGCAGCAGTTTGCGCTTCCATACCTGCAAATTCAGATGCCATAGCAGGCACCTTTTGCGCCTTAGCCTGCAAGACCGAGAAGCGCGCGCTACCCGCCGGCGCAGCCACCTCGCCCGCGCCGGGCGCGGCGCCTGGCACAGCAGCGCGAGGCCCGCGCAGGGCTTGCAGGATGTCGTCGCCCTTACCGTCAAGCGCTTTGATGTAGGTGTCTAGCTTAAGGTTCTTGACCTTGCTGACGTACTCTGCGGCTTTGCTGACCGCAGGAGCAACAATACCGCGCCCTCCAGCCTCTAGCGCGCCCCCGGTCAGCACATCCTCCGCGCCTTTCACCAGCGCTTCTTTTGCGCTGCTGGGCGCGCGCTGATAGCCAAGCGCCTGCTCGGCGATATCTAGCCCGGTCTTGGCGATGCCGTAACCTAGCCCTGCACCGCCAACAACCCCCGCGGGGCCAAGCGGCGTGCCTAGCGTGCCCCCGCCAGCAGCACCCAACGCCTCGACCGTAGGCCGCACCACCTGCATGACGCGGCGGCCCATTGGAACTTCTTGCACCGCAGCAGGCGCTTGGTATGGCCCGGCGCCGGGGATCTGGCCGGCGGGCGTTGCCGGTGCGGGCTGACGCCCGCCGTCCATAGACGCCACTCGTTTACCAAACTCTTTAGCCGCGCGGCGCTCGACTGCGTCAGGCGTCACATCGTCCGGCGCGTTTTGGTAGACGTGCGAACTGCCGTCATCAAAGGTAACCGTGATATTGCGCGGCATATGTAGCCTTACCAGTTGCTGACCGTCGCGCCAGAGCCCGTCGCGGCAGGCGCAGCAGGCGCGGCGGGGGTGACCGCTCCGCTGCTCTTGCGGCCTTTAATTGTGGACTTAGGCGCGGGCAAATCTTTGAACTGCGGGAACCGTTCAAAATCTTCACCGAACTGCCGCTGGTAAGCATCGCGGATGCGTTCCATCGCACCTTGCGCTTGCGCCTCCACCAACGCTATCTGTTCTAGCAATGGGCCGGTACCTTTGACAAGCTCCAGCGCGGCGATTTGATCCGCCAAAATCTTCCACTCTTGGTTGGCGATTGAGCCGATAGCGCCGCTGGCAGCGGCTTGCGCTTTACCCAGCGCCGTAACCTTGCCCTTGAGGTTCTGAAACCGCGTCTCAGCCTGCGCCGCAGCGCCTTCAGGAATAGACGGCGCGTACACGCCCAAGTAGCCTGTGGCCCGATCTAGACCGGGGGCGTCTTTTACGCTTTGGACCGAGTCCAGCACGTCTTGCGTAGTCTGCAAAGCGTTGACCGCAGACTTGAACTCTTTGCCCAACTTGTCCCGCCGCTGCGTCTCTTGCTGCGCTGTTAGCGGCTTGGCCGCCGGGGCTGCGGGCGCGGGTGCGGGCGCGGCGCGTTCTTGCGTGGCCGCAATCGCTGCTTGCGGCGGCGTGATGAATTTTTGTTCTTGCCGGTCAAACACCAACTTCCCAACCGGCACGAAACGATCTTGCAGCCGCGCGTCAGGCTGATCCTTTGGCAACGACGCCAACACAGCCTTAGCGCGGTCCACCACGACCTTCGGCGAAGCGGGATCGGCGATGATGGCGCGCAAGCGTTCAGGGCTCATGCCGCCAGCAGCCGGTGCGGTGGGGGCTTGCGGCGGTGCGACCAACGCATTAGCCGGCGCAGCACCAGCTTGCGGGCCAAACGCGGCCGTCAGTGCTTCGCGTTCTTCCAACGCTTGCACTGTTTTGTTCATCATCTCGATGGCGTCTCTGTTGCCCGAGCGCACGGCATATGACTGACCTTCCCGAGCGGTCTGCAAATTAAGCGGCATGTTGTTTGACCCAAACAACGCGGTCATTTTGCCCAGCCATGTTTGGGACTCCGCTGCTCTTGCAGTCGCAGCACGGCGTTCTTCTGCCGACGCCATCCGCTGCTCACGCAGCGCCAGCGCGTTCTCTTGCTGCATGGCGAATTGCTGGGCCTGCTGCTGACGCAGCATGTTGCGGTCCTGCTCGGCTAGCGCGGCCTCGCGGCCACGGAAGAACGCGCCTGCGGGGTCGGCTGGCTGGAGAAGGCTAAAGTCAACTGCCATGATGCGTCCTTAAGGTTCCGGCATGATTGCCCAAGCCGGCAATCCACTGACAACACCTGGTTGTCCACCGCCACTTGGCTGGGCAAAGTACCGTCCCGCAATATCACCTAATCGGTTAAGCCCGGTGTTGTAAGCCGACCCTCTGGTCAGCGCGGCGTTGGCGGCAGTATCGCCTTGGCGCATGAAGATGTTGCCGGCGTTGCTGGCGTAGTTCTGGCCAAGGTTGCTCATCACGCCCGCGGCCTGCGGGCCAAGGTCGGCGAGGCGAGCGAGGCGGTTGTAGGCCGAACCGAACTCCTGCGACGCCACATCCTGGCCGTACCGCTGCGCGGCCTTCAGCGCGCCGCCTGAAATCAGCCCACCACGGGCGGCGGCCTGGCGGTCAAGTGACTTCAGACCCTCGCTCAGACGGAACTGGTAGCCCGGGTCCATCTGAAGGAACTGCTGCGCTGCCCCGGGGCCACCGCTCATCATCGCCCGCAGCCGGTTGTAGTCCTCAGTGCCGCCCGCGAGGAACGGTTGCTGGCGGGCAATCGACTCTTGGTAGATGCGCTCTTGCAACTGGGTGGCGCGGTCTGCCGCAGCGCCCGACGCCGCAGCAGCCTTGCTGGCCGCGCTGGCTTGCATACCCGTGCCGATCAACTGCGACGCCGCGGGGATCAGAAATTCAAACATCTTGCCTCCTGCCATCTTGCCAAGCGTCGAGCCGATACCCGTGCCCACGCCGCCGCCACCTGCAACACCGGCGCTTGCGCCGATGCCGGGCAACGCGCCAGCAGCGGATGTGCTTAAACCGCCCGCAGCGCCCAACTCCGCAGCCGGCGTGCCTAACGCGGTGACGTTGCCCATGCTGCCGAGCGCAGAGCCGCCCCCACCACCCAAGCCGGCCAGCGCGTTGCCGCCCAAGTACGCGCCGCCCATGATGGCGGCGAGCTTGGCCACCTCTTTGAGGTCCAGCGTCTGGTTGCGCATCGGGTCGCCGCTGGCCCAGTAGCCTTGGCCGTTGTAGAACGCCGAAGTCGGTTCGGTGTACGGCGTCTGGCTCTCACCGTACATGGCTGTCTGCTCGGGGTGGTACGACCACCCCGGGATCTGCTCGCCCGCCGCAAGGCGGTTGATGATGGCGGCGACTTCGGCTTGGTTCATTACGACGTTACCTCACGCCCGGAAGCGCGGATGTTGATAGCGCTTGCCGTGCCGGCGATTGTAGAGATGAACCCGCCCGGCGCAAGCACATGCCCCACGATCTCTGGGAAGGTGTACGACTCGCCAGCTTGGAGCGTCTTGGTCTTGACGATCAGGTTGTCGTTGCCGGCGCTGCCGGCCACGGTGACGAGGTTGACGCTGATCGTCGCCGCCGACGCGCTGTAGTTCGTCGCGGTGAACTTGTCGATGATCGCTGTCACGTTCGTAGCCGTGTACTGCGTACTCTGCGTGGCTTCCGCCGTCTTCGCAGCGATCAGAACTTTGGTGGTGACTGTCATGTCAAGTCCTTATTTGGTTAGCCAATACGCCAATTAACGCCGTCGCTGTATACCGGCACAGTATTACTACCTCCACCTACAACAACAGACGCAAATGTCGTAACTGTTGCATCAGATACAAAAGCTCTTGATCCCGCGTCGATAAGCGCAGCGGAAGGCAAATTAGCTACGACGACAGGGGGTATCGCAGAATTAGCCCCCGGAATATTGTCTTTTGTCCAAACCGCAACGCCAACCGAAGTTTGCAACACAAACTTATACACATACGCCGTGTTCAGCCAAATCTGCTCGGGCACGCGGCCAGCGGCGTCCAGCACCACCGGGTTGGCGTTGGCCGTAGCACCTGAGCTGGACGTGTACGTCGTCACCGGCGTGGTCGTACCGGCCTCGTAGGTGTACAGCAGACCGCCCGACAGCGGGTTGCCGTTGTCGTCAAAGAACTGCCAACCGGCGCCTGCGAGAAGGGAGAGGGAAACGGCCATGATGAATCCTCAATCTTGATACGCGCTGATGTTATCCGTCACGGTCAGGATGACGCTGGGGATCGCGGGTACGGGCGCGGCAGCGGCCTGAGCAAGTATCTGCACGGCGGTATCGTTCACAGACCACATTAGTTCACAGTAGTCGCCAGCGCGCAACTGCTCGACGTAGTTCCACGACGTTACCAGTTCACCGTCCGTTCCCTTAAGCCGCACTTGGCCGGCTGAGTTTGCTACGTCCACGCCGTTGATGCGCAACCAAATGTAGACCAGATGACTGCCGCCGCTAGTGTTGTCCAACTGCGCGCTGAACTGCAAGTCGTACACGCCGTCTTTGGCCACATATACCCGCGACGTGGGTGAACCGATGTAGACGCCGTTGGACAGAACGGTTGAGTTCAGCGTGATGCCGTAGGCGGTGTTGATGGCCGCTGCAGTCTGCGTCGTCGTGTCGTAGAACGTGCCGTAGGCGCGGTCGCGCAGCTGCGGCGTGTAGATGGGCGCTGCTGCCAGCGCCTCGACCTGCTTGGTCAGTTCGGCCCACTGGTCAACGGTCACCAGGCGCTGCGTCAGCGCCTCCTGCTCAACGACGGCCAAGCTGTTTTGCAGGCTGGTCAACGCGGCGTAAGCGTCGGGCTGGTGCTGGAGGTCTTCCAGGCTGGCCACGCTCTGGCCGCTGCCGGTGAGGAAGAACAGGTTGAGGAAGAACCGATACCACTCCCGCGAGATCAGGCCCGTGCGGTCGTCCACCAACGGCACGCGCGGCGGCGTGATGTTGGTGAGGTTCGGCGGGCTGGTCATGCGTTGGTGCCGCTGATGACCAGTTCAGCACCCATGATGGTGACCTTGACGGGGTCGGTGCCGCTGATCTCGTAGACCCGGTCGCGCAGCTTCAGCGTCATGCCCAGACGGCGCCAGAAGACGCGCCGGCCCCACTGACCGATGCGGCCCATCTCGGCCCAATGCTCGTTGGACCATGTGTGGCCGCCGTCGTCTGACCAGCGCAGCATGACCGCGGGGTTGGCCCCTACGACCGTGGCCACGGACACCAGAATCGGCACGTCGTCCTCGGTGATGATCTCGTCGCCGGTTTCGGCCAGCAGCGTCTCCAGCGGGTCGAAAGCGTCGATGCCGTTTAGCCCGACGCCCGACTCGCAGTCCAGTTGAAGCGTGTGGTGCGCGGTGCGCTTGAGGTTGTTCTGGCCGGTCGGCAGCGCCCGCCACGACCGCAGCCACCGCTGCTCTTGGCCGTTGTCAGCGTAGACCTCCAGATCGAAGGCGTACAGATTGCCGCTCTCGTAGTCCCCGACGACGATCTCGTTGCCGTAGGACATCTGGCAATTGCTGCGGTGCCGCGTAAACGAGTTGCCCGTCCAGCCGGCGCGTTCGTGCCAGGCGCTGGTGGAGACATCGTAGACCCACGTCGTGTTGGCCGAGGGGAAGACCAGCACATAGAAGGCGTGGCCGTCCTGCTGGTAGGTGTAGCCGATGGCGTCGGACAGGTCGCCGTACTGCTGGATCTGCCACTCCACCGCGTGCGTGCTGATGCGCTGGCCGGTGTAGCCGTTGGCCCGGTAGACGATGCCGCGGCCACGGGCGTCAGCGCCCAGCCAGAACAGGCCGTTGTCCAGCTTGGCCACCGAGTACGCGGCTGCGCAGCCGATCTCGTTGAACGCGCCTTGGATGCGTTGCAGCGGGAAGTCCGCAGCGCCGGCGTCGTACCAGACCTCGACCGAGTTGGTGCCGTACAGCCACACCTCGCGGTGGTCAACGATCAGGCTCACCAGCCCGTCAGGAGCGCCCTCGGCGCTGGCGAAGTCTAGCGGGTCTACGGACGTGCCATCCAGCAGGCTGGTGATCCACAGGCGCTGGCTGTTGGGCTCGTTGAAGACGAAGTAGCCGTCGATGTAGCCGACCGTCACCGCGCCGGGGTAGTCAGGGTCGGTGATCTGGGCGAAGACGTTGGTGCTGGCGTTGTAGATGTAGCCGTCTGGGTTGCAGGCGATGAACAACTGCACGCCGTTGTCCGACATGCTGACCGGGCCGCTGCCGGTCACGCTGCCCAGCAGCGTGGCCGTCCAGTTGGTGTCGATCTTGTACAGCGCGCTGCCGCTGACGACGTAGCCGTACCCGCCGAACTGCCACAGCCCACGGATGGGGCCAGCGCCGACCGTGGCTAGCAGCCGCAGGCCAGGAGCGCGGTTCAGGAACGCGGGCTCTTTGCCGCCCTCGGGCACGATCTCGGCAAAGAGATTGACGCAGCGGTTGTCCGCAGCGTTGACGCTGCGGGCGACATACGACGACCCGAGGATCGGCGTCTTCATGCTATACTCCGTTTACCTTGAAAGGAGATAGCACATGGAAACGTGGAAGCCCGTACTTGGCTTTGAAGACCTGTACGAAGTCAGCGATCATGGCAACGTGCGGCGCATAGCGCGCGGCAAGACGCTGGATGGCGCCAAGGTAGCGGAAGCCAAGTGCATGTTTGAGCAAGGCGCTACGCTGAAGACAGTGGCGACTTTTTTGAACACAAGTATTCCGACCGCGCACAGCATCAAGTTGGGTAAGACTTGGGCTGGCGATACAAGTTATCGTCCAGTCAAACTTCGCAAAGATACTAAACACTATTTGCAAGTAGATCTTGTGCAAAACGCGAAATACAACCGAAAGCGAGTGCATCGAATTGTGTGGGAAGCGTTCAACGGCCCAATCCCCGGCCGTCTTGAGATCAATCACAAAGACCTTGACCGCGCGAACAATAGCCTGGAAAACTTGGAGTTGGTTACACACCAGCAGAACACCCAACACGCGATTGACGCATACAAAAGTCAAGGACTTTTGCGCGCCAAGAAAGGTGTGAAGGGTTTTCTTTCGGGGAAACATAGCGCCTATAGTCGTTAAAAATTTCCAGAGTAGATATTGAACCTTTGCCTCGTCGCTACCAGCGAGTACGGCAGACTCATAATGTCTTCGGGGTTGTTGATGCGCTTGATGTTGCGCTTGCTGGTCATGGCGATGCGCTGCACTTGCGGCGACGGTTCAACGCCGAACTCAGGCGCGATTTCCATCGCCAAGTTGTAAGTGAACGCTCGCAAATAGCCGGGCGGGATCGCCAGGTTGGTGTTCAGCGTGGCCGGCTGCGTCAGTTCCTCAACCGAGATGAAATGCCACTCCAGCAGCCGCGTGGGTACCGGGTAGATGTACATCTCGATGTTGGGGTAGGTCATGTTCAACCACAGCACTTGCGGGTACGTCGAGGTCACGGTCTTGACCGCGATGCCGTCGTACTGCTGCTGGTTGATCAGCTTGATGCCAAAGCTGACGTTGGTGCTGGGGTCGCGGAAATACGTCGCGTCGTCCAGCAGGATGGGCCGGTTGCCCACGAAGTCGCCCGTAGGCCCCAACGTGCGGCTGATGGTGCTGGTAGGCCAGTTGAAGACCTGGTCCTGCGTGGAGAACACCGACAAACGCTCGGTGTTCCACGAATCCAGCATCTGGTTCATCGCCGTCAGCGCGTCTTGCGAGACGGCGGCGTTTGGTGTTTCGCCTTCAGCCAATACGCCTAGCAGGCGCAAGGCGCGATTGATCTGATCACCCGCTGTGGACATGCTCGGGCTCCTTGCGACGACGGCGGCCCAGCGTGTTTACTGGCGGCGCGTCGTCCTGTTCGTCCTCGACGCCGGGAGTATAGCGTTCCCACCCGCTGCGCTCGTCATACTCCGCTTCCATTTCAAGGTTGGCGATCTTGGCCCCGTGGACCGGGTGGCGCATGTAGATGAGAGGCATATTAAAGGCGGGGGCCGAAGCCCCCGTTTTGCTTACGAGGTCATAATGACCCAATCGGTGCCGTCACACACCAGCATGGCATTGGCGCCTGCCGTCCCCGCGAGGATCGCGGTGCCAGCAGTGTTGGTGCCAATAGGCTTCACGTTGGACGACGCCGACACAACGGTCTGAGCAGCGATGGTCTTGATCCACACGATGCGGCCAGTGCTGGCCGCAGCGGAGGGGAACGTGACCGTGATGCTGGCGCCACCGTTGCAAACAACGAAGTTTTCCGTGTCGCCGAGCGTGAACGAAGCCGTCTTGATGACGGGCGCATTCAAGTCCAGCATGGTGCCGTTCAGTGCGCCGGTAGCCGACACACTGGCGCCGGTAATGGCGCCGGTGACGGTAACGCTTTCAAACTCAGGGTCGCTGTACGCGACGCCTACTGCCTTGGTATTCGGCATGATCGTTCCTTTCAGAATCGGGGGCCGAAGCCCCCTGGTTGATCAGGCCACGCGGTACAGCGTCCACGCACCAGCCGCCGACTTCCGAGCGACCATCTGGGCGCCGGTCGTGGTGGGGATGGTCATGGTCAGCGAACCCGTCACCGTCCAGCCGGTGCCCGCGGAAATGATCGCGGTGCCGGAAGAGGTGCCGAGGTTGACCACGCGGAACGAGAACGTGGTGCCGATGCGGTCAGAGTTGATCAGCACGGCTTCCAGATCCGCGACCGTGGGCAGCGTGTAGGTCTGTGCAGAGGTGATGCCGCTGTTGGCCAGGATCAGGCCGTTCAGAACTTGCGCAACAGTCAGAGTCGCGGTCGCAGTGATGGAAACGGGGTCAGCGATCAGGTCGATGATCGGATCGTTGACGTTGCCGTCGCCGACTTGGTAGCCGCCAGCGCCATTAGGGAGTGCCATGATAGAAATCCTTTCAGTGTTCAGTTGAGAGAGTGGGGGCCGTAGCCCCCATCTTCATCAGCCCCAGAGACGGCAAGCCATCTGCGGACGAATAGTGCTGTAGCCGTACAGCACGTCGATCCGGCAGGGCATGCGGTCGTTGTTGATGTCGTACTGACGCACGACGCGCAGGCTGATACCGTTGTGGACGGCACGCGAAGCCATGTCGACACCCTGCGGCAGCAGGAGGTCGGCGGTGGCGAACGTGATGGCGTCCTTGTGGTAGACCAGGTTCTGAGCGTAGCCAGTAGACGCAGCGCCGAGGAACACGATGGCCTTGCTGTTGCCAGGCAGCGCGTTCACGGTGGCCAGAGCGTGGTTGGCCGAGTAGACCGGCGACACGGTGATGTTGCCAGCACCCGCGCCGCTCAGGGTCACGTCAGCCAGAACCACGAACTGGAACAGCGAGCCGGTGGACTCACGGGTCTGCGGGTTCACGGCGAAGCAGTCAGCCACGGTAAACACATCGCCGGCCTTGACCGTCGCGCTTGCGCCAGCGCCGGTGATGGCGATGGTGGTTGCGCCTTCGGTCGAAACCGCAGCGGAGGTGGTGCCGCCAGTGGCGGTGCGCGAGCCGGTCGTGAAGACCTTGATCGACTGAGACATATTGATCTCGTCGAAGCCCAGCACGCCGGTGCCCATCATGCCGTTCTTGAACTGCTTGCTGACAGTGTCGGTCGGGTTGAACAGGCCCTTCATGCCTTCCACCAGACCGGCGTTGGCAGCCGGGTTGACGGTGGCATAGCGAGGCGACATCACAGCGGCGTTCTCGTTGAGCTTCTGCTGGGCTTGCAGCAGAACCAGCGAGGTGGCCGGCGTGGTGCCGGGGGTGCCCACCGAGTTGCCAATCGTCTTGAAGGCGTTGGCCACATCGGCGTCGATGCTGGCAGCGAGTTGGCTGATACGAGGCTTCAGCACGCGATCCGCAAAGTCGTCCAACTGCATCGTCAGTTCGGCGGACGTGAAGTTCACGCCGATGTGCTTCTGCGAGGCGACCGAGAGGGTCGTGATCTGCTCGTTGTCGTCCTGCACTTGCAGGGCGGCACCGTCAGTCACCAGAGCGCGGTCCGGCAGGCGGATACGCAGGGTGGAGCCGATCTTCGCGCCTTCGACGGCGAACGAGTCGTCGTACTGGCGG